TTATATCAAGATTCTTTTTTCTGTCCTTTTCAGATATTTCTAGCCCATGTTCGTTTGGGGGAGTTATATATTCGCCTATCTTAAAGTTTCTTGATGTTCCGTGATAATATGTGTCTATGGCTTCTTTTAGCAGCATTACATTTTCCTCAAACCAAATAATACACCATCAGCTCCCGAATAAGCGGCAGATGTTAATTTATATTTTAGAGGCCCTGCGAATTTTTTTATTAATTTCTTATATAGACTAATTCTACTTTTTTCTAAAGCTGAAAACCAAATCTGTGATGGTTGAAATTTCTTTATAAATTCTTTAATTATAGCCATTATAGTAGCAAATATTCTAAATTCGTCTCCTGTATTAGTAATCATTTGACTACTTTTATTTTTTTTGTCTAAACTAGTAAAATCTAAAGTGAAAGCTTTATTTTTCAAGTCACCTTTAGTCGGTTGCTGAATTGATTGAATATACGATTCCAATACAAATTCAACGTCATATATAACTTTATCATCTGTTATGAATGAGGTATACACACTATAATCATCGTACTTTAATGTGTATGAATATGGCTTGTTTAGCACTTCATTTAGCTTCATGTCAAATCTATCTCTTTAACCCTTACACCATTGGGAGTTGTGATACCAATTTTAATATCCACACTAAATTCCAGTGGACCTATAGATTCATATTTGGCTATGATCTTTTTGAGTTTAGCCGCATTTGCTTTCTTGCCAAATTTCCTTGCCAAGAAATATAAAGCTTCCTCATCATCTTCGAAAGCAAAGTCTTCAGTTAGTTTAGATAGTTTCATGACAATATTCTTAGCATATTTCTTAGTATGACAAGTTCCTTTTGTACAAGGCGTACTTGATCTTCTATCTTATCAGCCTTGGTTATATCATTATCTTGTCTTACAGCTGTACCAATAAGACTCTTAACCTTATCCCAATCATTCATGATGCCTTGTATTTCCTTGTATGCTTTCGCATATCCGCCTGATTTAGCTTCGTTTAGTTTCATTACAATGTTCTCCGATTAAGCTTCAGCCTTTCCTGACTTTACTCTGTTCAAAGTCTTTATCATTACAACTAGTTGCTTATCTTTAGTTTTTTGATATGCATATATTAGTGCATTAGTCATCTTTTCCAATTGTTCTGGAGTAAGCAACCTTGCATTCTTAGCTAGCTCCATATCGACTGAGCCGCCTTTGGGTTCTTTCATTTTACTAGAAGCCTTAGCCAACTTCCCATCTTCCTCTTCTTCAATCTCTTTAATTGCTTCTACAACTACTTTCTTAAGTTCTGACTTACGAATTTTCATCTATTATCTCCGTTTATTAAATTTAATTAAAGAGTTCGTCCCGTAAGATCAAAGTCTAGAAACTTCACCTGCCATAAACTATTTTCTGGAAATCTTATAATACCACTCTTTGTATTTGCTTCAATCTTGAATGTTACGTTTGAATAAGTTCTACCATCTTCAGTTCCAGTTATATTTCTTACCTTCAATTCAGCAACCGATCTTATTTTATCTATAGACTGAATCTTAGATATAATATCAGGTAGCACTATAGTATCATTAAAGTTACTATTGGAAAGATCGAATTCTCTTCTCAATAAGAAGAACGCTTCCAATAAAGCTTCATTGGCGTTAATATTTGGTTCTGGAACTATAGCGAAATCAACTCCAATGTCTATAATTTTACCATCAGTTATCTTTATAGAATCAGAGAATGATTTGAATCTCTTAACAAAAGTTTCAACGTTATTCTTTAGTACTCCACCTGGAGCTGTTAATTGACCATTGTCATTTTTGGATATAAGCAACAATTCAACACCAAGTCTATTACTAGGATCTTTTCTAGCAAATGTTCTAAATACTGTACCGAATGCTGTAGGCATAGATAGAGTAGTTATTTGATAGTCTTGAAGTGTTACAGCTCTGTTTTGTGCCGCAAAATAAGCAGAAGCATTCTCTCTTATTTCATTAAGAGTCTCTCTTTCGGAACCACCTGTTGCCTGTACATCATTAGTAACTGTAAGTAATCTTTCTATATTATCCGCAACATCAGCTGATATACTTCTAAAATTAGGAGTCTTATAAGTTATATTGATATCCCTAAAATATGTTAAAGTATTAGAACCAACATTGGTATTAATACCTCCGCCATATCTATATTGTATATCTAAGGAAATATTTGCAGGAGCAAGACCGAGTGATCTTGTATTAAGAAATTGAGCCGCATTAATTGTTGATGGTGAGAATGAAGAGGCAGAACCTCTAACAGTTGCAGGTAATACGAAGTCTTCTGGGTTAGGAACAATTTCTGAATCTTCAAGTGTCAACTTGCCAGAGCCGAATGTGACTGAAGTATCCCCTTCAGGTTCAACCTCGACTATATATCTCCTTGGTACTCTTTTCATTTTGAGAACCTTGGGTGTTGTACCTGATGTTGATGTGTCGTTGTCTTCACCAAAGAATATAGTATCTTGTGCAAGGAAATCTGTCTGAGTCCACTCATTACTATCTGAACTCGTAATAGAAATAACCTCTGTTATATCTTTATCGGGCATTGTTAATTTTAAAAATGGTTGTGCAGCCCCGGCTGTGTATACAAACGTTCTTAGCTCACCTGCAACAGCAGATATACCTGATATAGAAGCTGTAACTACTGTACCATCTGTTACTACACTTCTATTTGCTGTTAATGAGAAATCTACATCTTCAACAAGCATAAATGAAACTGATGGTTCAAAGCTTGTGACTACCCTAGTGCCCTTATTGAGTGTGAACGCTTCAGCAGCAGATGATGAGTCATTAAATATTGCACTGACTGATAATTCAGTGACCGCAGGTGTTGCTAATCTTGGTTGTCTTCCTAATGTTTTTGATAGCCCTATAATGTTCTTCTCTTCAACAGCTCTATTTATGAATGTCTCATTAGCTTGTCTATCAATATAAAACGCCAATAAATCACCAACATAAGCAAGCATTTCAAGAATAGCCATACCTCCAGACGCTTCGTTAAAGTCCTGGAAATCATTAGGGAAGTTCTGTTTTGTAAATTCTATGATGTCACTTTTTATGCCATCAAAGTCTTTGCTTACATAAGATACATTTCGTATTTCTTTTAAATCTACTGTAGCCATATTTTATCTCTCTGTCAATCCATATTTTTTTAATTCTTCAGGCTTATTTTTTCTTAACCAGTATATTGTTGCCACACCATGACCAACTTCATCGGCTTTATATTCATTGCCTGCATGAATTACATTAACGTTTAATTTTTTTATGACATCTAATAATTTCTTTCTTGTATCAAAAGAGCCTCGTTGAGCTCTGCCTAAAGGAAGTGATTGAGTCATTTTTAGTAAAGTGATTGCAGGATATATTTTATTCTTCTTGGTTTTTTTCTTAGAAGGTAATACAACACCGTTGACATAGCTCTTTACGTCAATTTTATCGGCATAAATTCGTTCTTCGGCTTCCCATTTTCCGTGTAGTGAAGCTGTACCTTTAGCAAGATCTGTAAGATTAACTCCATCACGGCTCCAACCGAGGGCTTGGTCCTTTTTCACTTTCTTTGCAAATTCAGGATCAGTTTTCATTTGATCTTTAAGTTTCTTGATCTGTTTAGCATTAGTATTAGAGACAGGTGTTGTGCTATATTTGGTTTTTAATTTGTCGACATTAAATCTGAAACCTATGCCACCTGTTTCCACCATCTTCCCAGAAGGGAGCATGGTTCTTCTAGGATCTCTTGTAAAACTAATAAAAGGCTCATCCGCTTTACTTTCTGGTCCTTTTGTGCCCATCATCTTTCGCAATGCATGTTGTTTCGTTCCCTTTAATGTATTAGAAGACACTATAGTTATAAAATTTTCTATAGATGTAAAATGATATAGAGCAGCTCTTGAAGCTTCCGATATGATGTATTTTAGTTTCATAATTATATTCTTATGGTTAATTGAACTGAATCAGTTGCAGCTTCAGCATTGGTTAATTGATAGTTCATTAGTATAGCAATATGTGTATCTTCTAAATTAGGGTTGTCATCTGTTGTCTGTATAGTAATATTAGTCAACGTAACGTGAGGCATCCATGTAGCTAACGCATCTTTGATTTCACTTGTAATTCTTATTTTCATTTCCTCTGGAGAGATTTGATTGAAAAGTTCACCAGCAAATACAGACATGTTTGTACCTATACTAGGATTGATTAACCTTTCACCTCTCTTTGTCAAGAGGAGTATTTTTATATTTTCTCTTACGGCAGCTATAGTTGTAGAGTTACCTTCAAAGAATCCTCTTCTATATGCACGTAAGGGAAAACTAAAATTTATGAAGCCAGGGTTCGCCATTTATATTCTCTAATTTATATATTGATGTTTACTAAGATGATCATTTCTATTGATTTCATCTCGAAGATTATTGATATCTTCTAGTATTTTTTTTACTGTAACCTCAAGATTGGCTGCATTGAAACTAGACAATGTTTTTGGGCCTTGTGTGAAATGTTCAGGGACTTTAAAACCAATGTTAAATGTTTGTGTATTGGTTGTTTGAGCCGTACCTGATCCTTCTGTTGTTGTGATAGAGATAGTTTTTTCACCTAGATCTATTTTAGCAACTTTGTGAATATGAGTAAAAAATACAAAGATAATAATAGACATGATTTCAGCAAATGATTCAACCCTATCCACTGTATTCAAAAGAACTTCTGTAATCTTTTCACCAAGCACATGTCTATTAAATGTGGGTTCAGAATCGGCAGCCTTTGATTCATTTACAAATGTATCTGCCTTACTATAAATAATGTCTCGGTTTGATTCGAGGCTACCGTCGTTAATAGTTAATGCAGTTAAACGTCTTAAATCGCTAGCTTTGACATGAACTGTTTTGGTATGAACATCACCTATTGAAGGAGTGTTTATTGAACCATACCTTCTCTTTTCCTTAACACCAAATTCCAATACACCACTTCTATTATTACGTGGATCAAGTGAGTGTCTTACATAAGAATCAGAACGTCCTTGTTGAAATACATCCCCTGGAATAAATGGTATGGAGAAAGATTTGTTAACACTATCAGTGATTTCAATAGCAATATCCTCTACCCTGAAATTCATTTGATATCTATCTTGCGTGTTTTGTCCTTCTGCATATTGTCTTGCGAGTACTTTGCTTATAAAACTAGAATCAGAAACTCTACATATCCACGATCCTTGTGACTCATTGGTGGTTGTTTCTTTTATCAGCCATACCTCTTCACCTATTTCTGGAATTGATAGACTATGTATTGGTAATAAAGGTGTAAACCATCTATTGTTATCGTTAATTGGAGTGGTTGTACTTGTATCGTCACCTATGACTTTTGCCTGAATACTTGCAGGAGGAATCATAGTAGATCCTACAATACCATTCTCAATATTTAAATTTATATCTATAACTATTCCTCTATGTAGAATAAAACTAGTGTCCTCGTGGTTAAGCCAACCTTCTGACTTACCATAAGTTCTTCTTAGTAATTTCTGTCCAGGAAAGAATTGATCATCAAGATTCATCGGTCTCTATCTCTATGTCCCTTACACTAATGTCATGTTCTTCAAGCTTTTTTTCTAATGCTGTAATACCAGCTTCCACTCTAGCTATAGCCTCCATAGTAACTTTCAGTATTTCAATCATATCCTTGTGTGCTTCTAACTTTATAACATACTGTTCAGCTATTTCCCTTGCTTCAGGAGTTAATTCAATCATAAAAATCTTCTTTCGCACCTTGATATATTTCTTTAATTTTTTTTAAGGATTTTGTTATTTTTCTAGGAGGTAATCCAGTTCCTTCTCTCAGGAATAGATATACTTGCTTCTTATTATAAATATTAAGATCAGGATACTTTTTCAATATATTTACAATAATTTGAGCAACAGATCTATCCTCGTCATTGAAATTTGTATTTCCATTTATTGTCTCTATATTATTTGTTAACATGCTTATAAATTCTTTGTCGTGTTTAGATTTTTCTTTTGTCTTATGAGCATCAACACTTATTGTATGCATATATTGCATAGTCTTATCTTTGTCAATGGTGATATTTTTTTTGGCAGCGTTTTGTTGCTGTATGAGCCAGTTCTTTGCAACTGTACCAAAAAAGGAAAATGATTTATAGCCTTTATCCGGATCAAATTTTTCTATTTTCTCATAAAGGTAAATCAATAAATCATATTCAATGTCCTGCAAATTTCCCAATCTTCTATTGAAGTTGTAAGTATAAAAAATACTCTCAATCAATTTGAGGAATGCAGCTTGTATAACCTCCTCAAAAATTTGATGTCTTTCTCCTATACTTTCACTTCTGATATAAGTTGCCACAGCCTCTTCTTGTTCAGGTCCCCAATACATCTTTTTCTTTGCCATAACATCTCCCATTATAAAACACAATTAGCCTAAATAAGTTTATAAGAAAATTTTTTGAGTTATTAAACTCCTGCTTAATGTTTTCTAGGAATTCTTTTCTATTGTTTAGCTTTGTTGTTGCCAAAAGTTCTCTTAAAAGGATCTTTGAGGTGTGCTTCAATAATAGTTGAAAACGAATCTTTGTTAACCTGTTCGGTCACTTCTAACACACTGTATATACCTTGTGTTTGTTTAAGAAGTCCTGACAATATGAACATGTTATATGCATTAATACCTACAATACCATGCAATTGAATTGTGGTTCTTCGAAGATAGAATCCAAGTAGTTGAGAAAATAAATTTTCACTACCAAGTAATGCACTCATTACCCTTTTATAATTCCTGGGATCCTTTGATATAAGCCTATCAGTAATTGATAAAGCTGTTATATTGACTTTATCTTTTGGTGTACCTTTATCTTTGGCTTCCTCTTCTATTTTGCCCATAACATCCTTTATTTCATCACCAAACACCTCCTCCAGCTTCTCCATTGCATCTTCTCCCGTCGCCAAAAGTCCCGTAGATCCGGCTAATGATACTGGTAATCTATAAGCCGCATGAGCATTTGCATCAAGTTTAGATGTTAAATCAATTGATTCAACTAGTGAATTTTTATCACCAAAATCAATGAATAGGGCCTTGTCCTTTATGTCGGGGACATTTATATCAAGGTTGGTGGCACCTTGTTTTAATTCAAATATTGCACCATCTAATTTAACATTGGCTGCGAATATTGTAATAGTATTATTTTTTGTTACGACACTTAATTGTATGCCCGGCATTGCCAATGCATTAGTGTCTATTATAGATCTTACCAAACCCAATATACTAGTTTCATTATTGCGCAATACAGCATCAACATAATCTTTTCTTACTGGAATTTTGAAAACATTATCTATGCTTTGAGACATATTAATAGTGTTGTCATCATTATCAGAAAAGAATCTCTGCAATATCATTTTAATTGGCTCGGATTGTGCTATATCTTCATAGACAAATTTCATTTTCATGTTTTCTTTTTCGTTCTTTTTGTTTGCAATATGCCTGATTGATTCTAGTACCCAACCTAAATAATAATATGTAGGAAATAACTCAGTGCTTTCTGTAGGGCCATCCCCGCGCTTCTCCTTCTGGGATTGCTGATATAACTGGCGCCGTTCGTAAACCCCCATCTCCTCCCACCCTTCAACTGTTAGCCCGAACTGTGCCATTGGGCCCTGGCGGAACTGAGGAGTGGGGTTGGGGACCAACCATTGATCGACCACCGACCGTTCCGAATCGTCTCGCGTTGGCGAAGAGAAGAGATTCAGATCAAGCTCATTATCATCCTTCTTCTCATCGACTTCCTTGTCATCTTCATCGTTACCCCCCGTCACGTGCGTCAAGACTTGGTCGTCTAACGATTCCATCTCCCATGGGTTTTTCAATGCCAAAACATTATCTCCTTATACTTCCTGAGTCTG